ACTGCACTTCTGTTCTCTCATTGAAAACACATGCTGATAACGGGGCCACGTTTTTTGAATTTGCCATTAACTGTTTCTCCTTTCAAGCCGCGGTCACTGGTTTCTTTTCAGGGACCAGCTCAATGCCTTGTTCTTTTAGGAATTCATCTTCCTTCGCTCTCTGTTTCATTACATCCTTGAAATCCCTTCCTTGCCTGGCGTTAATTATTGTTCGATTTACACTTCCATTTTTTAGCTGCTGCTCATCAGCCTTCGACTCTGCCCGGGGGTCAACGTAGGGCCAGCGCTTGCACAATATCTCAAACCGGCCCGCATCATCGCGGGCGGTCAATTTCTTAGCTTTAATCCACTGCTGCAGTTTCAGATTATACAGCCGCCGAAGAAACGGCTTTATAACCAGCTCTTGTTCATCCCGCCAATTGTCGCGGGCTTCCTGATATGCAACCCTCGAATTCATAAACGTTGCACCGGCAAAATCACCGGTCATTAGCATCAGCGGCAAACTCACAGGTTGACCGATTAGCATCATAATTCGTAACACAAAAGAATCAAAGGCACCGGCTGGACGCTGCGAGCCTATCGCTTCAACCTTATCGCCTGGCTCACCACGCCAGATTATACCAGGGTCAATTTTCTCAAGCCGCCGATTATCCTGGTCCTTGCCGGTGGAGCTAATGCCCTTCGTAAACGGTGGCGGCTGATTTGTCCCGTCTTTGGTTGTAATCATTATCGGAAAACATGCGTTGATTTTTGCCGCTACCAGCTCCGCATCGATGTATCCGAACAGCTTATCGATAGTATCGACCGCGGTTATTAAAATCGGTTCCCCGCGGGAACTGCTGAACCGGTCACTATTAAAAACATGGTGAACATCGATGGCGTTATAATGCTGCATTGTTTTAGCTGCGATATAACCCCACTTGTTCGGTTGGCCGATATAATAACCGATGACCCGTTTCGTTTTTTTGCTGGTAGCGATTCCATTCGTTATAGAGAAATTCTTAAAATCCTTTATCCCATAGGGCGTGCCCACCTGGTCCCCCTCGATGGCCTGAATTCCATCGCGGGTGAACAACGTAAACATATCACCGTCACGACAATACGAATAATACATTTTCTTCAGGTATCCGTGAATATTGAGCCGCCCGGTGACATCGCAGGGCATGTCAACCATATCCGCTTTCCAGAGCTGCTCGGCTTCAGTATTCCAGCCCTCGTCCTCGGTCCCGGCCTGGATTTTCGTTTGTGTCCCGACAATCTTGGTGGCCAGCTTGCGAAATATACCTTTGACCAGGGGATTATTCCTGCCCAGGTCACGGCAGATTTCTCGCAGCTCGTCAAGTTTTTCCTGGGTCAAGTGCCAATCGCCGGTCCCACCCATGTTATCCCGTTTCGTCCTGGTCCGATGTTTATCGAGAATGTCATATCCGAAACGATATGACTTTCGCATCATAGCCGCCCGCGGTGACAATACCGCGACAACATCATCCAAAGCCATCGAGACACGGTGTAAAAATTTGACAGGTTCTCTATTTCTGTTTTTCATTAAAACTCCGCGACTGACCTGGAGCCCCCGTCAGCTTGCCTTGAGATTTTATTCAGTATCGAAGCTTCCCGCTGATACAAAGTAGCCAAAGACGGTCGGGTCATGGATTCACCCTCGCTCATAATCGTTTGAGCACCGCTTTCAATTGCGGCGATGGCTTCCTGTACCCGTGTCAATTGTACGTCTAATGTTTCAGCGATGTTTTATCCCTTCGATTTCTATTTCTCAGCAAAAGCCTGTTTCAATTCTCCAAGCTCAAATCCCCGCCATCCCCGCAAGCCCCTTTCAGCAGAATCGATTATGTCCTGCTGTTTCTGGCTTATAGTTTCATTCGGCCCCGGCAACGTCAAAAACTTTCTCTGTACGGCCGCTGCATCTTGCGAAATCTCTTCAATTATCTGCCTGGACGAAAACATTTCATGGCAAGCCCCTTTCTTCAATTACGCAAAATAATGAATCATCGAATAACAAACTATAAACTTGAGCCGAGAAAAAAAGGGGGTTTGTACTAAGAATTGGTACAAAGATCAAAATTTATTGTCTGTCTGCTTACAGAAAACGGGGTTTCCGTGATTTCAATCTCATTTTGCGGAGCTGTGCCCAAGGACGTTTTGGCAACTTTCCGCAAATCCGGCATCGCACATATCGCCGCTGACCTGGATAATGTTTCCACCAATGCCTAAAGATTCGACATATCATTTCTCGTTTGAGTTTCATTGTCCATTCGGCTGATAATTTTCTTCGACACTCTTGAACGTATACCCGCACTTGGCGCATTTATGGTGCCGGATAGGCAGGTCCCGACTACTATAGACCGGACAATTGGGGCTATTACATTTCGGACACCGGGGCCGAACATAACGCACAACCTGGTCCGCCGGTTCCGGAGGTTCTTTTTTCCTTCGCCTGCCCGGCATGTTCAAATCAGGTAAGTCATCTAAAAAACCGTTTGCCATATTTCAGTCCATATTATTTTTTGCCATAGCGTGACTTCCGTTCCCAGCTCAAACCCCGGGCCTGGGACATGAAGCCCGACCATATACCCAGCCGGACCAATCGCAAAACTTGTGATAACCGTTCAATCAAAAACGAAACGGTTAATTGGCTAAATAGATATTTCAGCACATGACAACCCACAAAAAAATCATACACCCAACCGAAAACGATGGTCCTGTACCCGTGAATACTAATAAACTGCCATGGCCTGATATTTGACTTTTTACTTGTCATTTTCTCAAATCCCTTCATTTATACCCGTATCGTCCAAATGTGAGGCCCTGGTTCGCTCTGTAAGCGATTATTCGACCTGCCTGCTACTGATAGGGTGTCCGTTTTCATTTTAGCCCCGATTTAAGCCTTTAATGCAATTTGGGCAGGTTATCCAACCAACCCGACCCCCTCGCTCGACCAGAGCCTTTTTTTTCCACCGTCAAGGGTTTTATCGCTCCCGGGTCCGGCAAAGAATGAGCGCCGAGCTGCTCAGCGGCAAAGGACGAATAAATTTTGCAATCCCATAAATGGTTTGGCCGATTCTCTTTTTTTACCTGCCAGACCAGCTCATATTTTTTTGTCCGCGGATTTCGAATCGGGCGTTGTTCTTCAGCGGTCAAGTGACTTAATACTTCATCGTCCGTGTCCGCGTGTAGGTGCCAGTATCCATGACCAGGGATGGACGATGTAAACAAAAGTCGATGTAATCGATTTTTATAATTGTTCACATTCAAATCATATCGGATCATTGTCCCACCGGCGATTTTGACCATCCGATAGGGACGGGTCCGGACGGTTGGGTCCCCGCGGACGGGAATCAAATCAAGCTCTTGACATTGACTAATAAAATCCGTGACCACCCCGGGCCGGTAACCGATATCTATAGCCGCCCTCCAAATAAAAAACTTATTGTCCTTGTCATCCGGTGAAACCCAGGTTGTTTTGAGAAACTTTCTCAGCAGCTCATAGTTTTCAAGCTCCTTCGTATCTCCGGTTTCCAGACGGCCTTCATAAATCGACCAGACCTCTGATAGATAACCCCATCCTTCCACGCTTACCCATATATGGTCAATCTGAACATCAACACCGCAGCTCAAAATTTGTACGCCCGCCGGCACGGACCATTTTCGATAAGTTCCTATATGAGAACGCAGAGCCTTTTTATGTGTCACCTTCTCAGTTTCTTGCCAGGATTCAGCTAATTGGGAATTGATAAAATCCTGCAGGGGCTTGACGTTGCCTTTCTTTTTCTCCGAAATCGCATTGGCCCAATCGCCCGCCAAATCATCGATTGTTTGAAACGCCGGATGTAGCATAAACGCCGTGATGCGGGCGCTGTGATGGCTTGTTATAGGTATCGTCCCAACAATTCTACCGGACGGGTCCACCGAGCAGCCATCCGGAGCATAACGGCCATTAGTTATCGCTTCCCATCTTTGGAATTCGTCCCAGGCTTTTTTGCACCGAGGGCAAACGTATCTCGCATGACCCCCGGCCCGATAGACTTCCTGGTGAAAGAATTGCCCCGACTTGGTTTTGTCCAATATCATATTGACTTGTTTCATAACATGAGATAAACCGCAGAGCGGACACTTCGCAAACCATTCGTTTCTATCACCCTTTTCAAACTCCGCATCGAATATGTCACCTTGCCCCACCGGCGAAGATGTTATGAGCAATTTTGAACGGGTCCTAAATGTTCGCTGCCTTTTTTTCGATAGGCTGTACGGGTCCGCTTCTTTGCCGGTGGCCTGTGGAAATTTGGCCGCTTCGTCCAGGATAACTATACACACCGGATTGTCAGCCAGGGCGGCGGGGCTGTTGGCCCAGGCAATATATAATATCATGTTATCGAGAATCGTTTCTTTGCCAATATTCAGATTTTCGAGCTTGCCTCCCAGGTGCTCCAATAGTGTCGGTGTCGATTTGAACATCGGACGCAAGCGGGTTCCTATCCTTCGACCTGCGTCATGTTCCCGCGGCAAAGTAATAATGGTCGGTGCGGGATT